GCAGTGCTTTCAATTTATTTATTAATAAGAAAGATAAAGGAAAAATAATGGATATTAAATCAATGTTAGTAGAGTTTGCAGAAGCTCAGGCAGATAAAATGCAAGAACAGGCAATGGGTCATCTCGCTTCGGATGAGATGAGAGATAATATTGCGACTGCGATCAATAAAAAAATAGATATCCCATTTGTATCTGAAGATAAGGAACAAGTGTTCTTTGAGAAAATGGTTGATGTGGTAACAGATGTTCTTGAGGGTGTGTTCAAAGGTAAGTAATGCCGAATAAGAAAGCAAAGGATCGTAAGCGTTCACGGTATAAGAAGAACAAGGCATTGAAATCACAAGGTCGAACTGCAAACCAATACAGGAAGAAACGTGGTAGATAGTAGTCAAATGCGAGGTATCATACATGATGTGATATATTCACTAGGTGAGAAGTATGCTGACCAAAGGGCATTGGAATTGGTTTACAATACTGGCCTAGTTGAATCTAAATATGTTTATTTAAAACAGATGAAGGGTCCCGCCAGGGGTTTCTTTCAATGTGAACCTTGGGTTGCTGTTGATATTTGTGATAACTATTTAAAATATCGTGAATCTCTTATGAAAAAAGTAGCCGAAGTATGTATGTTGGATTGGAGATATTTTATAAAACCTCATGAAGATGATTGGAGATTTATTCTTACTACCAATATAGCAGCACAGATCATATTCTGTCGATTGCATTATAGAAGAGTTCCAAAGCCATTGCCCAGAACATTAGAAGATCAGGCATTTTATTGGAAGAAATTCTATAATTCCGCCAAAGGGAAGGGGACTCCAGAACATTTTGCAGAGATCGTAACTAAATATGGATGATTCTGAAAAGATCGCACACTTAATTGATGTAATGAGACAATTAAAGCAACTTGAAAAAATATATGCCCTGGATAGTGATATGATCATCATGAGTTTGATCCTTGCTCTGATACACAATACAAAAGTCCCTGATGTCACCATTTTACCTAATAGTAAAGACGAGATGGCAATAGCATGAGTAGATTTACAGCATTTTGCAATAATACCACAGACCTTCAAGCCGTGGTTGGAGACATAGATAAGTATGATAGAAAACGAGTCTTACCTACCAACTGGGTAGCATCAGGCACATCAAACCTTTATTACTTACACAATGTTGGCTCTGTAGATCAATTATACATGGATGGTGCAGAACAAACCAAGGTAAGTGACACACCTAACGCTATGAATGAATATGAGTATCAAGCAAGTGCCGATCGATTAGATTGTTACATTGGTGGGTCTAGTGTTACAGATATGAATTCTAGGGTGTTTGAAGCAGGTCAGGACTGGGATGGTTTAAAAACAACCGTATGTAAGGAACAGGCAGATAGGATGAGATCGTATTTGAATAGACCCATCTATAAAAGAGGGAATTCTACCTACCAGGGTGCATCAGCCAGGGATTATGATTTTATTGTTGTAAGGATCAATGCCGTACTTGCTTGTGCAGATCTTATTAGGTCCCAAGATCCTGAAAGAGCTGAAGTGATAGAAGAAATGGCATTAAGTCCTGATGGAAATGGTTTACTTGATAAACTAAAAAGAAATGAATATGTACTTTGGAATGAGACATCCTTCCGTTCAGAATCTGGAGTGATCAGTGAGGTTTCTGTTAATGCAAGTAGCACAGGTTATATTGAGGACATTAGAGTAGATCAACCACCACATACAGATTATGATGAGGTGAAAGTTGTTATTAGCACTGCTGGAACCTTTGCTGTTGGTAGTGCAAGTGGAGTTAAGTACGATGTCTATGTCAAGGATAGTACAGGGTTGAAGACACATAAGGTTGTTGATGGTGAAACCATAACTGGAGACTATCAATCTCTTGCTTATGGTGCATATCTTAGATTCCAGGCTGGGGTCTATACGGTGAATGATGAATGGGCGGTAACATTTCAAAGTTCAGAGATTCCTGTTGGTCAGATAAGATCAGGTCAGATATACCGATGATGTCAACTTTTAAGGTGTAGATAGATGGCGATCACATATGAGAATGTCATCTATGATAGGGTTATTGATAATGTACATAGTTTGATCGCGGATGAATTTAGTATTCCGATCTACTTTGATGAACATAAGGATAACCAAAGTTTTTTAATAACTCCTGAAGGAGATGAAGAAATTGATACATTGGCTAGTGGACAAACAAGAAATGTTACGATCAATATTTCTTATGAACTTGATGGGTCAGGTAATTACACTAAGAATTCCATTAAACAGATAACTGAAATAACAGAAAGATTAAAGAGACTAATGTTTAATAATAATACCTATTATGTATCTGGAACAAATATGTACAGGAATGGAATAGTTCAAAACATTGAATATGAACGTGAAGATGATATCAATAGAAGTACTACAACATTTACATGCCAAACAATGGAGTTAATATGAAAGTAAGGCCAAATAAGAAGTATTCAGAGTTAAAGGATACTGAGAATTTTATTTCACTAGGAAGTACATCAACACATCTAAGGTTGATAGCGGGAGAGGAAGTTGAGATTCATAAGTCCCATCTTCCTTTAAATAAAAAAATCAAAGATTGTCTTGTAGAAAGTAAATTAAAAGGGGTTAAATAATGGCTAAGAGTGCAGCATTCCAGGCTAATGTCAATTCAAAATGTGTTATTGGTACTGAGGTTACAGTAGGGACCGCTACGCTTGCGGCTGGTACTACTATAGAAATGCCAGTTACGGAGTTTAGTTTTTCAGAAAAAGATAAGCATTCATTAGGCGTGGCTCCTTTCCGAGCAGGGTTAGGGGGTATGACCCAGAGCGATGATATGGTCAAATGGCAAAGACACGATAGGATGTATGAGATCAGTGTTACATTTCACGGAACTGCTCAAGCAATCAATCGAGTATGTTTAGCATTATTTGGAGATGGCGATGGAAGTAATGCACTATTGGGCAATATGCCAAGCACGGTACAAAGCCATGTTAAATATGGTGTTGCTAATATCACCCCAGTAACACTATGGTTTGAGAATGCTGGTCACGCAGGATTAGATACAGATATGTATTTTACAAGTTGTATGTGTACTAGTTTTAGTTTGGCAGGGGATGTAGGATCTAATGGTGGTGTTGTAATGGGGACGGCTACTTTTGTCACAGGATTTGAACCAACTCAAGGTGCTTTGACCTTTACTGGAGGAACTCATACCTTGCTAACTGCTCAAACTACCATGTTCAATATGCATGATATGACAACGGCACAGACCCTAGATGGTGAAGATTTGGTATTGTATAGTTTTAACCTTGATATTGCAAGGACTGTCAATAGAATTGGTTTTGACCAAGGAAATTCATTTAGACCTCTAGGATATGCAGTTGGTGGGTATGAGGTGACAGGGTCATTGACCTGTAAAAGGGATGATGAATCCGCTGCTGCGATTGATAATGTAGCAGGAATGGTTCTAGACCTCGATACTGGTGTATTTCAAGTAACTGCACCAAAAGTATTTGTTGATGAATCTTCAATAAACTTTGATGACGATGGATGGAAACAGGTGATACCATTTAGATGTACTTATGATTCTGCCGCTACAACTAATCCAGTAGTCACAATAAATACCGCTGCCTAATAAAAATAAAAAGAAAATATGACAGTAAAGACCGATCATGGTGAGTTTGAGGTCAAACCTCTAACTTTCCAAGATAGAAGAAAACTTCATAGTATAGAAGTTAGATCTGTAAAGGATGGAGACATCGACCTCTCATCATTTTTTGATGTATTGGATTGGGTCATGAATCATGCCTTTGACAAACCAGAGGAATTATTAGACCATCTGGATGACAATCAAGTTGATGAAGTGCTTCTTGCTATCTACAATCAATATAAAGAACCATCTAAAAAAAAGTAATTAGGGCGAGGATTGCCATCTGGATGAGCTATCATAGTGTAGAATCCAGGGGACTAACTTTTCCATATGAAGCGAAAAGTCCGACTCTTCGCAAGACCATTACTTACGATGAAGATGAACTATGGGAAGAGATCGATAGGATCCTTGTCGAGAATGAAGGTAGTAAATACTCACCTGGCACTGACCTATATTACAATTTGGTCTTATGTGCTGATTCAGCCTATTTCAATGACCAGGAAACATATATGTTCATAGAAGAATATATGTCCATGAAAAAGTTCAACATACCCTTGGCTAGTAACATAGATGATGCAGATTATGAGAGAGTAGTCATCTTTTCGGCTATAGATGATGAATATCAAGCAATATTAAGGAAGGAACAGGATGGCAAGAAATAGTTTCGACATCAATATAAACCTTAAAGGTTTTCCAAAGGCACATCAACAATTAAACAAGACCAAAAAAGGTCTAGAGGATATGCGTACATCCACATCTGGGCTTAGAAGACAGGTTGGTGCATTAAGAAACAATATCTTGTTATTCTCATTTGCAGTTGGTGGTGCGGCAGTCTTTGTGAATAAATTTGTAAATGCGGCTGCGGGATTTGAGTCAGTAAGAGCAAGATTAGTTGGACTTACTGGTGGTGTTGATGAAGCCAATAAGGCTTTTGATAGATTTAATGCTGTTGCTGGTACAACTCCTTTCCAATTACAGGATGTAGTAAAGGCTGGTGCTCAATTAGAAGCGTTTGGTGTTAATTCAAAAGCAACTCTTTCTTCTGTTACCGATCTGGCTGCGTTCATGGGAACCACAGCAACCGAAGCAGCAAGTTCACTAGGTCGTGCCTTCGCAGGAGGGGCAGGGGCGGCTGATATTTTGCGTGAAAGAGGTATACTACAATTAATTAAAGATTCTGAAGGCATTGAAGACCTTACGGATCTAACACTTCCAGAATTTAGAAAAGCACTGATTGGTGCATTGACAGATCCAGATGGTCGCATATCTGGTAGTGCAAAAAGACTTTCGAATACATATGAAGGTGCAGTTAGTAATATGCAGGATGCGGTTGTAAGGTTTCAGGCAACCATTGGTGATATGCTTATTCCAACTTTAACAGACTCAGTAAAGTGGGCAGAAAAATTCTTGAGAGGTTTTAATAAAAAAGAGATATTGGAAGCGGCAACAGCAATATCCATAGTAGCAACCACATTTACTGTCTATAAGATATCAGCAGATCTTGCAGCTGGTGCTACATTGAAGTTTCAAAAATCACTTAAAAGAATAGGGATGGCTGGACTTGCAATGTTATTAGGACTTGCAATAGATAAGATGCTTGAGTTCACAGGAGCATTTGAAAGTGTAAATGAAGAAACGAAAGACTTTCAAAAAGAATTAGAGGATGCATCTAAAGATCTAAAAGAATACAAGAATTCATTAGAAAATGCAACCGAAGCAACAAAAGAATTGGATGAGGAAACTAATGATATTACTGGTAGTTTAGAGAAAAAAGTAATATCACTTAGACTCCAAGCGATGGCCTTGGATGGAGCAGGGACAAAAACATTGGCGTTAGTAGAGCATGGTGCAAAGTTAAATAAACAAGATTTTATTCATATCAATACTATTGATAGACTAAAAAAAGCCATAGATGAGGTGAATAAAGCAAATGAAAAAAGGGAGAGTCTTGAAAAAAGATCAAGTGAACGTAAGGCGTTAAGCATAGCCCTTGATTCTGATATTAGCAGATCGGTTAGATTGATGAGTGTTTTACGACAAAGTGAGAACGATAAGATAACAGAAAACATAGAGAAAGAAACATTAAGACTTGATACCATATCTCAGATACAAGATGCATTAGACCTTAGTGCTACTGGTATTGCTCCACTTGTAAATGGTCTAGATATAATGAATACTGAACTAGACAAGAACGCTAATGCCTTCAAGTTAGTAAATGGAGATGTAATATCATTTGGTAAGGAAAATAATGAATTAGTACAAAAGATCATTCTATCTGCTCAAACCATGCAAATATATAATGATGCTTTAAATGCTAATGCAGAAGCACAGAGTAGGGCAAAAGAACAAGCCCAGGCAAGAATACCAATAGAGGAAGTTCTTCTAGATAGACAAATACAACTTCTTGAAAAACAAGCAATGATCACTGCTGGTATGGTCAGCACTGAAAAACAAACCAATAGCACAGCGGGAGCGATCAATTTATTAGCAGGAGCAATGCAAGGGTTAAAAGGTGGCACAAAAGATGCAGGACAAATGTTTAGTGTGTTTTTAAGAACGGTTGGTTCGATGATGGCACTTGCACCAGGTGGACAGGCGGGTGGTGCATTATTAAATTTACTATCTGGGTTTGTAGGCCATACAGGTGGGCTAATAAAGAATAATGGTATCCAAAGATTTGCTACAGGTGGAATGGTTCAGGGTCAAGACAATATACCGATCATGGCACAGGCAGGTGAATTCATCATGCGTAGAGAAGCGGTCCAGAATATTGGTGTACAGAATCTTGCAGACATGAATCGATCAGGTCAAGGTGGTGGTGTAACTGTTAATATTTCAGCACCTTTGGTTGATGAGACAGTGATCGATCATATTATCCCAGCAATAAATAAGGCCACAAATAGAGACCTTGCATGAGTCTTACTTTACCTGCCATATATAGTGCATCTGCTACAAGTGCCAACTTGGTCGAGAATTGGATCGTGCAACTTTACTACGGAGATGAGAGTAACTTTACACCAATAGCATTAAGTGATACAACAGTTGGAAGTGTATTTTATCATGGTGTGATCACCAACAACAATATAACTATCCGTAGTTCCCTAGATCTTGCTAGGTCAAAGGCGAAGACAGGGAATGTTAGATTAGATCTTGCCAATTTCACATATAAAGGTGATGATTTCTCGGCAGAATTATTTGGTGGTTCTAATGCATATCTTAATAGGACCGTGAAGATATATTC